TATCAGAGTAAAGAGATTGTTAGGATTGAATCTTTGGATAATTACGATCCAAGATTGCTTAATGGTACTTCATTCATACAAGGCGATAATGAATTTCCGATTCAAACCGTAGAAAACGTCTTTTCTTCTTCAAGTCAAGTATATGAGGTAGAATTATCAAATGGACAACTTTTAAACCCAACAAGATTTACAAAAATTGTTTCAACCTTAGTTGAAGACAAATTATTTGTAGATTCTACTTACGAGTTCCCAGAAAAGGGATATTTGCGTATTGGTGAAATTTTAGTAGAATATGTATCAAAAACTATCAATTATTTTAAAGTTAAGGACTTTAATAGTACAAAATATGAAAATGGTCAAACAATTTATGATTCTTCATCTTTAGCAACTGTAAAAGGTAGACCAGATGCATTTTTTGTAATATATGCAGGTGTTTCTGGATTTAGTATAGATTCTACTCTTACATCATATCAAGTTGGAGATATTGGTCAAGTAGAAGATATTATTGAAGTAGACGATAGAATTATCAATAGTTGGGATTTTAATGATCAGATACCATGTTTAACAAGAGAAGGATTCTTAACAGGAGTAAATACCGTTTGGTATAATGATAATTCAACATATGTGTATACATCCAGTATTCCTAACTATAATTTGTTTACACTACCATCTGAGGTTATTCTTGAAGATGCTAAGTATATTAGACAGTTTCCTAGAACATTTCAACGTAGTACAGAAGGAAGTAAGGAAAATATACCAACAAATGAACCCATAGGATTTTGTACAGATGGAACAGGTATTCTTAGTTGGAAAAGTGCTACAACAATAATAAGAGGTAAAGTAGAGAGTGTTGGTATAGAATCTGGTGGAACTCATTATAATGTTAATAATCCACCTAGAATGGTTATTGATGTACCTAGAGATGAGGATGGAACAGATCTTTCATTAGCACCTACATCAGGAGCAACTGGTTATGAGGGAGAGCGTGCTACAGCAGATTTAGTTGTAAATGGATCATTAAAAGAAGTTTATATTGAAAAGGGTGGTTTAAATTATCCTAGTAATATTAGTATTGATATTATTAAAGATCCTACCGATACTGAGTATACAGGTGATGATTTTTCACCAGCTTTAGTGCAACCAATTGTAGTTGGTGGAGCAATTACAAAAATAAGAATTCTAGATGCTGGAAAGGGTTATACTAAGCAACCTACTATAAGAGTTACTCCAATTTTAAATCAACAAGCTGGTGTGACTGAAAATGCTATATTGAGTGCTTTTGTAACAGGTGCTATTAGTAAAGTTACTGTTACAAATCCAGGTAAAAGATATAAGCAAGATCCTAGTTATGAATTAATAAAGGGTAGTAGTGCTACTGGATTCGTAACTGTATCTAATGGTAAAATTATACAAGCAACAGTTATCAATGGTGGAAACAACTATAATAGTCCTCCAATGATAACAATCAGTGATAATGCTGGTACTGGAAGTGGTGCTGTTATTGTACCTACCATGAGTGCAGGTTCTATTACTATATTGAAGGTTATAAACCAAGGTATAAACTATTCAGACCTTGGGGTAACTTTAAGTATTGAAGAACCAGGTTCTGGGGATATATTACTACCAACAGTAACTAAATGGGAACTTCTTAATAACTTTGATGATACACAAATTCAATATTACAATAACCCAACTGGATTGTTTTTAACAGGTGATAAAACAGTAATTGATGAAAATGGTGAAAGTAAAATTTTTAAAAAATTAACATTATTAGGACCTCCAAGAGAAAGTCCTAATTTTAGTTTTTCAGATCCTTCAGTTCATTCTCCAATTATAGGTTGGGCATTAGATGGTGCTCCAATATATGGTCCTTTTGCATATAGAAATGCATATAGGGCAGATCCTAACTCTATTACAAAAATGAGAAGTGGATATAGAACATTATCATCAGGAGAACATAGTAATAATAATAATGATATCAGAAATAGTGAAACTAATTATGATGGTCTTGGTAGTTATACTTATGGATCTTTTGCTCAAGATTATATTTACTCTTCAGCAGGTGCTGATTTAGATGAACAAAATGGTAGATTTTGTGTTACTCCAGAATATCCTAATGGTGTGTATGCATACTTTATGACTTTTGACTTAAATGTTAATACTATCATACAAAGTGGATTTCCTTTTTTCATAGGTCCTAAATTTGCAGGAGTAACTTACAAAGATTTTAATAATTTAGATAGTGTAAATATTGACTCTATTAAGGGTGTTAAACGTTACGTTACTAAAGATTCTACTTCAATATCAAAATCTATTGATAAAGGTGCTTTTAGTGTAAAATCAGTGCCTTCATCTTCATTAGCGTCTCTTGACTCTATTGATATTGTATCAGGTGGTGATGGTTATAAAATTGGTGATGTTGTTAATTTTGATAATAGTGAAACTAATGGATTTGGAGCTGGTGGATTTGTTAGTGTATTAGATGGTAAATTAGTTACTAGTGTTAGTACAACACAATATGATTACCTTGAATATTATGATGAGATACAACACTTTACATCTGGGAAGACAATAAAGAATGGTGTTGGTTTTGAAGCAACTATACACAGTGTAGATCAAAATAAAAGATCAATGTATCTTAGTAATGTTACTGGTACACCAACAGTTAATGATGAGATATATGATACTACATTAGTAATAGATGCTACTAAAGTTGGAGAATTAGCAGGTGATGATATAGACAGTATCTCTGTCGGTGCTAATATCACTACAGCACTATTGACACAAGCTATTAGTAGTGTAGATACTTATTTTTCTGTAGGAAGTTTTAATAATGGAAATATTGCTAATTTCTTTTCAACAACAGAAAGAAAATACATTAAAATAGATGATGAGTATATGAAAGTACTTAAATTGGGTACTGGACATATATTTGTAGCAAGAGGACAAGCTGGTTCAATACCTGCAGAACATTCAAATAATTCTGTTATAACACTATGTTTTGGTATAGAAGTATTCGATAGTTCTCCTTTTGTGATTGGTGATGTTATTAAGATTAATGATGAATATGCAAATATTGTTGATATACAAATTACTAAACAAAGCAGTCCTTTCTTAAGAACTAGAATTGTAGATGGAACTGGAACTTCTTCTGGTACTCAGTATTACTTGTATCTTAATAGACAACTACAAAGTTTAAATGGTGGAACTCCTAGTCCTGAAACTGCTGTTGTAGATTTAGATGGTGACAGTGATATTCAAGATTTAGTATTTACTCAAAACACTACATTTGATTCTAATCCTGTAGCAGAGATAGTAGAAGGTGTTACAACTTATGATCCTACTGCAGTTGTTAGTGATAATATTAATATACTAACTTCTACATATAAACATTTACTTATAGTAGAGAGGGGTACTTTTGAAACTACTGTTGGTCAGCACTATCCTAGAACTGCAGTTAGTAGATTAAGTAGAGTTTTTGCAAAAGTTGGAAAATATGAACAAAATAGAATATTAACTAGAATTGTTGCACAAAACAATGGATTAACAACAAATGATGATGTAACTATAGAGGCAGCAACTGCTAAACAAGTTACTCAAAACTTAACTTTAGGTATATCTAATGGTGTAGAAACATTCAGTCAAAGTAATTTTACTAAAATTGGTGATAATTATTTTATGACATTTTATGAGGGATCATCATATAAGTATGACGTAACACAAAATGTTTTTATTGATATATCTTTCTTTAGTCCTGGTGATGCAAGTAAACAAAAAGAATATTTTGATGTTAATGTTAATAAAATACTAGATTCAAATAGTGGTAGATTATCTTCATTTACAATATATCCAGATTCTTCTGATTTAACAGAATATGTTTTAAGGTTTAATAATTTTAACACTGGTGGTTTTGTTGATGTACATGTAAGTACTTTACCAGAACCAGTTAATGGTGAGTATAAGGTAGTTAATGCTAACACTGCTAATTTTGAGATATACACTCCAGATGACCCTTCTGATTTTATTAGTGGGTATAATGGTAATACATTTAAATATAAAACTACTTCTCTTAATGCCACAGGTCCTATAAAAGTTGCCACAATGACATCTGGTGGATTTGATTATGATATATTACCTGGTATTACTGGTGTTACTAGTGTTGATGGTTCAAATGCAATATTAGAACCTATATCTAATAGTGTTGGTACTATACAGTCAGTTCAAGCACTTAGTTCTGGATATGGATATAATCCATCATCAGATACTAAACCAAAATTAAGATTTCCACAAATATCAAAAATATCTCAAAACTTTGTAGTTTCTGGTGTATCAATTACAGATCCTGGTGAAGGATATATCTTTACACCAAGAATTATTGTTAGTGGTGGTGGATTATCTGTTGGAGATCCAAGTCATGTAACATTAAAACCTATAGTAGTAAGTAATAAAGTATTAGATTTAGAAATTACATTTGAAGGTATTAGATATTCGTCTGCACCTACATTGGATATTGAAAAGTATTACTTTACTACTCTTAATAGTAGTGGTGATCTACAATTTAAATTTAACTTTAAACAATTCTTTAGAGATAACGATTCTTACAAAATAAGAGCATATTATACAGATACAGCAGATCAAGTTGAAAAATATGTAGAGAGTGGTATTTTCTATGCATATATTGACACTATTACTTTGAAGAACAGATATACAAGTGGTGGTACAGATTATGTTGATCCTACAAGCAGTAATGCTGTTGGTAGTGGTGGTGCATTTGATAAAGCAATTGTAGTACCTGCAGGTCAAACTATTCAATACTATCAAGTAATATTATTAGAAAGAAAGGCAACAGCAACTGCTACTATTCAGAAATCAACATTTATTACTAACGAAAAAGTTATAATTGGAGAATCATCAAATAATATAACAGATGAATACTTTGGATATATTGCTACAAATAAAGGATGGCAACCTAATAGTTCTATAGTTAGATTAGAAAACACAAATAAAAAAGTAGAAGTAGGAAATGTATTAGTAGGTGTAAACTCAGGTGCATATGGTTTTGTAGATCAAGCATATGCTGCTACTACTGAGGTAGTTCTAGATTCTGTAGTAGAAACTCCAAAACAATTCTTAGATACTAAATCACATCTTGGATTTAGTGTGTTTAAGATACAAGATAGTTTAAGATATCAAAAATATGCTTATGAGATATCCTCACAAACACCATTTGTTCAATGGAAAGAAGGATATCAAAGAGCAGCACATCCTGCTGGTTATAAAATATTTGCAAACACTGAGATAAAAAATAAGGTAAATGTAGGTAGATATGATATGCCTGAAAATGGTCAGTTTGATGTTGTTGGAGAAAAGGTTGATATTAAAGGTAGTACTAAATTAAAAGTTTCTACTGACGTTAATAGTATTGTTAGAATGAATCAAAAATATAATTACTTTATTAGTAGAAGTAAAGGATTTGATGAAGTTACTATTCTTAATAGACAACTTACTGATCTTAAAGATATAAAAACATCTGTTGTTGCTGTATTTGATGATATATCAAATCAATTTGATGGTGTACAAACTGCATTTGAACTTAAAGTAGTAAATCCAGTTAATCCTACAGATGCTCAAGGTAATACTAATTATATTGAAGGATATAATGTAGATCAGATGGTTATTATCCTTGATAATATTGTTCAGACATATGGAACATCATGGATTATAACTGACTCAGATAAAACTCTTGATTTTACTGAATCTGTAAAAGATCTTGGTGAATTAATGCCTGCAGGTGAGACGTTAACATATAGACAGTTTAATGAAGATATGGTTATTCATAACTTCAGTACAACACAAACTACTGCATTAACTGCTGGTACTACTGTTCCATTAGTAGATAAAGATGGTAATGCATTCCCGTCTTCAATATACACATCTATAGATGAAGATAATTGGTTAGTTACTATTGATGGTGTTTGTCAGTTAAAGAGTAGTTTTGTTATCGCTTCCAGTAATAATGGAGAGATTTCATTCAGTGAAGACCTTGCAGGTGGATCTCAGTTAAATGCTCGTTATTTAAATGGTTTCTTAAAGAATGAATTTACTAGTGGTAGTGTAACAGCAGCAACTGCAGTTACTTTATCTAATAAACCAAGTAGTTCTACTTCTAAGGAAAGTTACTTTGTATGGGTTGATGGTGTATTACAGTCAACTGATGATTATGAAATAGATTCAAGTAAAGATCTTGTATTTGATTATAGTTTCTCATATGATAATTTAATTGTTATGATAGATCCTTTAGGAGTATCTTTAGAAACATCTACTCATGGAATCATTAATAATCAATATTCTTACAAAATTGAAGATGGGCAACTTGTTATACCAACTGGTACTGTAATTAACTCTAAAGAGTATCTTGTAGATATTGCAGGTGTAATACAAACACCAGATATTGCATATAAAACAATAACCAGTGGTGTTAGGAAAATTAACTTCTTTGAAGCACCACAAAGGTATGTAAATCCTGATTCAATCGTAGGTAGACAATTTGTAGGTCTTCTTTATAGAAGAAGAGGTATAGGTGATCAAACTAGTATTAATGGGCAAGCAATCAGTCCACCTGATCCATTAAACTTCCAATTTGATGATGTTAGTAAGAATGTTATCATGGTTAAAGAAGATCCTATAGATTTTGTTGTTGGTGACTATGTTGTAACATCTACATCTTCTGGAAGAATTGCTAGGGTAGTTAGAGAAACTAATCGTAAGGTAGTTAACACAGGTATTGTATCAACAACAGTTGCTAATGCTGCCACATTTAATCTTACTTTAGCAGATATAATAGGATTAAATGTAGGAGATAGAGTTAAATATAATGCTTCTATAGGATTAACCAGTCCTAATGATGATGAGTTAGAAATATCAGCAATAGACAATGATCCAAATTCTGGTACTTATAGACAGGTAACATTTACTAATATTAGTGGTGGTAGTTTAACTCTTGTTGTTTTAGACCTTAGTTCTATTAGAATTAACCATTATGAGTTATGGGTAGAACAGTTAGAAACAACTAATGCTAATAGAGACCTTGCTTTTGTTTCAAGTGATACACTAGAAAGTGGTGTTGTATCTGCTATACCAACAAACACTGCTACTACATTAAATGAACCATTTGGTTTATTAACAGGTGAAACTGTATTTACAGTAGCAAGTGCAACTGGTATTACTAATGGTGATTATTTGTTAATTGATAACTATGAAGTAGTTAAAGTTAGCAATGTATCAACAAATGATTTAACTGTAACTAGAGGTGAATTAGTTAGTAATAATAATAGAGTATTTGCAAATGGTACTAGTGTTGAAAAAATAACACCAAGAACCCTTACTGTATCTAACTTCTATAGAGGGTTTGATGGAGATAAATTAGTATTTGAATTAAAGAAAGATGGTGAAAGAGTAAATATAGACACTAATAAAGAACTCTTTGTTATTATAAATGGTATACTTCAAAAATTAGGTACGTCATATACACTTCAATCAATAGATCCTACTCCAGGTAGTCCTAGTAGTGGGGATGAATATACTGTAATTCGTTTTCTTACTGCAGATGATGCACCAGCAGATGGCGTATCGTTTAACTGCTTCTATGTTGGTGAATTGATTGCTATTCAAGATATGTCACCATATTTTAATGGTATTGATACTGTATTTGATTTGAGAAGTGTTACTGGTGAGATATTCAGTTTGATTCATAAAAATAAACCAGAAACTAATATAAGTGCTAACTTACTATTGTTTATTGATGGTGTACTACAGATACCATCTACTACACAATTTGGAAGACCTCAGGCGTATCCTGATTTAATTACAGCATTTACTTTGCTTGGTAGTGTGGTTGAATTTACTTCTACACCAAGATCAGGATCTGACTTTGAAGGATATATATTTGTTGGATCATCTGATGATTATGAAAGTATTGATATTGATGCTGTAGTTGAAGCAGATGACGTTATTATTCAGTCAGATGAGATAGAACCAAGAATAATTAACAATGTTATTAGTTCTGATACATTATCTGTAGATGATTCTGCAGGTTTAGTGTTAGGTGCTAAAAGTGTAGATTGTACTCCTAAAGGAACTGATTGGTTTAAAGCAGATTTACTTAAAAAAGCAAGGATAAGAGAATCCTTACGTGTTAGAAGAACTTTAAAAACAACAGTTACTGGATTTGGAGTATCAAATTCTCCATATCCATATACTGGTAAAATTTTAAATTTAACTCCTATAACTATATTATCACTAAGTGATATATCATCTGATCTTCCAAATTCTCCTGATGATGATAGTAATGAGTTTACTTTAGTTCTACCAGCTACAACTAACTTTGGTATAAGGCATATCAATTGTACTTATAATACATTTGTGCCAAGAACCAATAGTACAGTTGATGAAATGCAAAATGTAATTGTTGGTTATGATCTTCCATTCGATCAAATAGTCAAATTAAATGCTACTGCAGCTGGTGAGACATTTTTATCATCAACTGATGGTGGTACTAATGGTGATGGTAGTATTGAAACTATTGATAGTACTACTATAACTTATGATACTACAAGAGAAGCTAGTTTAATAAGGTGGGATAAAGCAAATAGATTATTATACGTTAAGTTAGGTAATCCTACATTTCCTATAACTACTTCATCTACTATAAATTCTCATGCAGTAGATGATGATGACCTTATAAATGAATATCAAACTATAGCAACTCACATATTTGATGCTACAAGTGGTTCAGTTGTAAATACAACCGATAACACTATAACTATTACTAATCATGGATTTGTATCAGGTGATGTGATTTCATATACAAGTGATGGTGGTACAGCAATTGGTGGTTTAACTGATGCAACTGAGTATCATGTTGAGAGAATTAATGATGATACGATAAAGTTAGCACTATCTAAAACAGATTTAGATGCTGATAATTTTATCTCTCTAACCAGTGGTGCTGCTGGTACTGAGCATTTGCTCCTTAAAGTAGAGTTTATTTATAATTTCTAGTCCTATAAATAAAAAGAAACCCGTCAGACAATGGCAGCGATTTTAACTGATAAATTTAGAGTAGTATTTGCTGAGAAGTTTAAAGATGCTATAGCTCTTAAAGAAATACCTGGTATAGCAGATGCCAATGGAAATCCGCTTATTGCGGCTCTTCCTGCGTCTGCATTAGCAGAGGTGTGGTTGTTTTTTGCAAAAGCAACTACTTGGAAGGAGTTTGACGGTACTTCAGCAAATGGTGTACCAAATAATCCTGTAGACAATCAAAATTCAGAGTTTAAGATATATGATCAGATAATTGGTTTAAAAAGAATTACTTCAGCAGAAATGCGTCAAGTTATTAGAAATAATAAGTGGGCAAGTGGTAGTACTTATGACATTTATCGTCATGACTATGGTGATGTTACTGGTGATGTTGGTGGTGTTAAAAGTTATGTTCAGTCAAATAACTTTGAACAGCATTTATATGAAACTAATTTCTATGTCGTAACTTCAGAATATAAAGTTTATAAGTGTTTAGATAATAATGATAATGGAGAATCTACCTCAGAACCAACATCTACTTCTAGTGCACCTTTCACTTTACCTGATGGGTATATTTGGAAGTATATGTTCAGTGTAAATGCAAATGATTTTGAAAAATTTAAAACTGATGAATATGTTCCTATACCAGAGGATAGTGCAATAGATCCATCAAATGTAATAGCATCATCTGCTAACTATGGTGGTTCAATTTATAATGTATTAATAGACGCTCCTGGAGCAAGTTATCAGGCAAATACTGAATATGATATAGTTGGTGATGGAGAGAATGGTAAAGTTAGAATTACATCTACTGATCAAAGTGGCGGTATAACAGGAGTTAAGGTAGTCAATCCTGGTCAAGGTTATACATTTGGTCAAATTAACTTATCTACTGGTCAAAATGGAATATTAAAACCAATTATTACTTCTAAAGAAGGATTAGGTCAAAAAATAGGTAGAGAGTTAGGTGGTTATAGAATAGCAATGCATGCCAAGTTGGAAAAGGATGATTTTCTATTTGGTAATGATTTTCGTGTTGTTGGGTTACTTTATAATCCTATTGTCAGTACATCTTCTGGTATTGCAATAGGTACAAAGCAACTTAAGTTAACTTCAGCATTAGCTGGAGGAGTTTCATATGATGATGCTAAAATAACTGGTACTACTAGTGGTGCTGGTGGTAGAGTTATACATTATGAGAGTGCTAATGGTCTCCATACAATATATTACACTCAAGAAAACGAATTAGAATATGGTCTAACTAGTACAGGTACTAAACCTAACTTCGTTGCTGGTGAAAGTGGTACAATTACTCCTGCCAGTGGTGGAAGTCAACAATCTATCACTATTGATTCTGATGCATCCACTGCAGTAAAAGATTCAGAACTGACAAGAGGTTCTGGTGAAGTCATCTACATAGATAATAGGTCTACAATTGCAAGAGCCGACGACCAAACAGAAGATTTTAAGATTATCCTAGAGTTCTAAAATGCCTCAGTCCACAGATCTTAATACACCTCCATACTTTGAGGATTTTGACCCTGATAAAAGTTTTCATAGGGTGCTATTTCGTCCTGGATACCCACTTCAAGCTAGAGAACTTACACAGTCACAATCTATCTTACAAGATCAGATAGAAAAGTTTGGAAAGAGTATTTATAAAGAAGGAGATCAGGTAGTTCCTGGTCAAGTTGGTTTTGATTTACAATATACTGCAATATTAATAGAAGAAGAATACTTTGGCATACCTAGTAATTCATTAGTTGCTACACCCTCAGGTTCAACTACACCTTATATCGTAGGACAAACAATTATTGGTAATACTACAGGTGTTAAAGCAAAAGTAGTTAATGCATTAACTTCTGAACAGTCAGAGAAGAGTAAGACGACATTATATGTAAAATATATTTCTGCTGGTACTGCTAATACTAGTGGTACGTTTGCTGATGATGAAATTATATTAGCACAGGACTCATTTAGTATTGGAACTACTGTTATACAGGCAAACACTGACTTTGCTAAATGTGTCAGTCAAAGTGCTTCCTATGTAGGATCTTCTGCTAAAATTACTGAAGGTGTTTACTTTGCAAAAGGACACTTTGTAAAAGTGTTAGAACAAGAGATTGTTCTTGATCAATTTAGTACAACCCCTTCATATAAGGTTGGATTACAAATATTAGAAGAAATTGTAACTCCAGAGGAAGATACAACATTAACAGATCCATCACAGGGATATTCTAATTATTCTGCACCTGGTGCTCATAGATTAAAATTAAAAGCAGTTTTATCTAAAAAATCACTAACAGACGCTTCTGCTACTGATTTTATTGAACTTTTGCGTTTAGATGAAGGATATACTAAAAATATTGTTAAAGATAGACAAACATCAAGTATTGAAGATATACTTGCCAGAAGAACCTATGATGAATCTGGTGATTATGAAGTAAGAGCATATGATTTTACAAAGGACGAATGTTTAAATAATGGAATAAACAATGGTGTATTTGAAATTAACACCACAACTGATGATGGAAACACTCCAACTAAAGACATATTTAATATTGCAGTATCACCAGGTAAATCATATGTTCGTGGTTATGAATTAGAGAATCTTGAGACAACCTATGTTGATATAAACAAACCAAGAACTGTTGAATTAATAAACAATTCAACTATTCCTACAGATGGTAGAGGTTCAGAATTTATAATAAATGCTCCTAATAGTGGATTTATAACACAAGCATTAATTGATTCTAATTTAACTGGAGCAACTAAAGTTGGTTTAAAAAATAGTGGTGGTACAGTTATTGGACATGCAGTATTAGTTGGTGCTGAGTATACTGTTGCTACATCTGTTAACCTTGTAAGATTAGTAAATATTTCATTTATAGGTACTAACACTATTGAGAATTTAATTAATGGTGGTAAAGTAAACATTGGTGGTACTTTTAGTAATTCATTTACTGGCGGTACAGATTATACTATTAATAAACTTCAAGGTACACCAAAACCTTTATTTTTCCAAGTTAGTGAAGGACGTACTATAAAAACAATAACTGATACTAAGGTACAATCAGTACAAACAGTACAAACAGGTACAACTGATGGTGCAGGTAATATATCAATGTCTGGAAATTACTTTTCTACCACTGCAAGTGATTACACTGTATTCCTTAATGGTTCAACATCTGCCGTTACTATAACAGGTAGTCCAAGTATTACTGGTGGAAATGTAACAATAGCAGTAGGAGCTAATACTACTCCTTACACTTTAATAGGTCCAGAGAAAATTGATACACCATCTCAACATCTTATTTCACATAAGAAAATGAGAACTGCTGAATATACAAATTCAGCAAAAACACCAATTAATGATGATGTATTATCTCTTGGTATCACTAAAGTTTCTAAGATACATGCAATCTACAATGCACCTCTTGACACTACAAATGCTATCAGTGTTGTTCCAAAAGTACTTTTACAAACATCTTCAGCAACAACGTCTTTCCAAGTTGGTGAAGTAGTTGTTGGTAGATCTAGTGGATCAAAAGCAAGAGTAATTAAACAAGATGGTAATGAATTGTATTTTGTTTATCTAAGTACTACAAATTTCATTCCTAATGAAACTTTATTTGGATATACTAGTTCTGGAGAGAGAACTATAACTACAATTTACACTCATGGTCTTCCTAATATTAAAGACAGATATATTCTAGATGATGGGCAAGGAGATCAAGCATTTAATTTTAGTAAATTAGTTAAAGTATCAACAGACAGTGATATATCAGAATCTAGTAAATTAATAGTTATTTTTGATCACTTTAAAACAGAAAATAATGATGGAGTTTTTGCTAGTGTAGAATCTTTCTATGATGCTGATTATGATGATATTCCAAGTTATGAATTTGAGGGTGAAACGATATATCTAAGTGATCTTATTGACTGGAGAATTGATGCTCAACCTGTGTTAGACGTGTCTGGTGGTGGAGATATTAATACTGGACTAGTATATACACTTGATACAACCAATATAACTTCTGGTACAACTTTAAACACTCCTGAGGGTGAGTATGCTAATATTGTATTCAAGGCAACATCTAGGTATCTATTACCAAGTGGTACAACTGATGGAGATGTTGAATATTACTTAGCTAGATATGATGAATTATATCTTGATAAGAACGGTAAGTTTATTAGTAAAGAAGGTATTCCTAGTTTATTCCCAGAATATCCATCTGATGCACTTGCTAATGCTATGAAGGTATTGAGTATTCAAATGCCTCCATATATCAGAGATTTAAATGATGTTAAGATAAGGAGACATTATCAAAGAAGATACACCATGAAAGATATTGGTGGTCTTGAGAATAGAATACAAAATATAGAATACTATACACAATTAAGTTTATTAGAAACTGATACTAAAAACCTATTCATTGCCGATGGTAGTGGTAATAATAGATTAAAGAATGGGTTCTTAGTAGACAATTTTGCATCTCATGCTGTTGGTGAACCAAGACATCCAAACTACAAGTGTTCTATGGATACCGCTATGGGTGAGTTAAGACCTCAGCACTATAGTACAAATAGCACTTTAGTTTATGATACTGAACCTACAAATTACATGAAAGGTGATTTGTTGATGCTTAATTATACTGATGAATTATTAATTGAGCAACAATATGCATGTGTTCTTGAAAATGTAAACCCATTTGCTGTTGTATCATGGGTTGGTTTAATGAATGTATTTCCAGCATCTGATGACTGGATAGAAGAGAATCGTATACCAGAATCATTAACAGAAGTAGATGGAGATTATGCTGCAGTAGCATATGAACTTGGTATAGATCCTAACACTGGTTTTGGTCCTACAGAATGGAACTCATGGGAAGATCAATGGACAAGTACTTCAACTAGTAGTACTAGAAAAAAAGAAAGACGTGCTCAACATCCATATATTAGATGGAAAACAACAACAACTACTACAACAACAGCAAATCAAACAAGAGATGGTGTGAGAGCATATGTAACACCACGTGTTGATAGAAAAGTACTTGGAGACAGAGTTGTTGATACAAAATATGCTCATTTTAAGAGATCTAGAAACTTCTCTATTACTGGATATAGATTAAAACCAAATATTAGAGTGTATCCATTCTTAGATGGTAAAGATATATCTGCATATACAACACCTAAAATAATTGAAATTGCTATGACTGCTGGATCAGTGGCATTCCAAGGTGGTGAACCTATAGTAGTAACAGGTAATGTTAATAGAAAATTTAAAGCAAAATTAGGAAATCCTAGAGGAGGAATTGCTAAACTTAATAAACCTTACAGTATAGACCCATACACTGGTAATGAAATTACAGCTACTGCATATAGTACTACATCTACTTTCCTTAACTTAAACATAGCAACTATGCAAAAGTTGGGTGGAGCAAACCGTGGTGGTTATCTTTTAGAAGGAGATGTAATTGCTGGTGTTACTAGTGGTGCTACTGCTACTGTAACTAAGAAACATCTTATTGCTGATGATAAAGGTAATTTAAGAGCAAGTATCTTTATTCCAGATCCAACTGATGATTCTAATCCAAGATGGAAAACTGGAGAATCTATTGTAAGATTAACTGATAGTCCAACCAACTCATTAGTTCCTGGTGATGCTGATAGTTCTGCTGAAGGTGCATATAGTGCTAATGGTACTATCTTAACTAAACAAAGTGATGTTCTTTTAGTAAGGAATGCTGAAGTTGTACATGAGACAGTTAGTGATAAAAGAACAATAACAACCTCATCAACTCAAACTAGAACTGGTGGTTGGTATGACCCTCTTGCACAATCATTCTTAATTGAAGAAGCAGGTGGATGTTTTATATCTAAGATTGACGTATACTTCAATACAAAGGATACTGCATTACCTGTAACAATGCAAATTAGAGAGATGGTTAATGGTTATCCTTCTCCAACAATATTAGGTACTGTAAACTTAGACCCATCTAATGTTAATATATCAGATGATGCTTTAACTCCAACTACGTTTGTATTTGAAACTCCTGTTTATCTTTTAGAAAGAAAAGAATACTGTTTTGCTCTATTGACATCTTCAGTTGAGTATAAGGTATGGTTATCAGAAATGGGTAAAGATGATTTAAGTGGAGAAAGAATCTCTAAACAACCATATGCTGGTGTTCTATTCAAGTCACAAAACGCTTCTACATGGACTACTGCAGAAATGCAAGACATGAAGTTCAAGATTTATAGAGCAAAATTTAACATAAATGAAACTCCTAGTATTACTATGAATGTGGATACTAGTGGAAATCTATTCTTTAATAAGTTAAGAAGAGATCCTATTGAACTAACTGTTGGTGGTGATGAAGGTGAAGGTAGAATGAAGGTTTATCATAAGAACCATGGAATGTATGATTCATCATCTTATGTACAGTTAAAAGGTGTAAGTAGTGAAAAATATGCTAACTTAGACGCTGATTATAATGGTGTTGCAGGTTCGGCTATAACATTATCTGGATCATATACTGACTTTAAATATAATGAAACTACTAAAACAACTTCATCAATAGGTATAGGAACAAGTACTTTTACTGTAAGTCCAAATAATAATGGTATATCAGTTGGAGATGTTGTTAGTGCTTCTGGTAGTATATTTGCACCAGATTGTAGAGTAACTAACATTAATGGAACAACAATAACTATATCACCAGTTTCTACTAATACTTCTTCTATAACTTCCTCAACAACTGTTACATTTACTAATCCTATTAAAGGAGCAATACCTTCAGATTCAAATCCAGCATACGTTAAAATAGGAGATTGTGTATACAGTTATAACCCATTAACTGGAATAAGTACCGAAGCTAATAATCAATATACTATTACTACTATTTCATTGATTGAAGGTACAGCACCAAGTAGTGGATTTAAGAAAGATTCTGGATGGCAAGCAGAACACTATGTTGTTAATGGTATTCCTTTAACTGAAGTTAATAAGATTCATAATCAATTAGAGTACATAACTCTTGATAGTTATCAAATTGATTTAAGTTCTTTAACAAGAACTCTTGCAAATACAAATACTACATTTGGTGGTAGTAATGTATATGGAAGTAAGAATATAGCATACCATTCAATAATGCCTTTAATAGGGTATAGAGAGTTACCTGGCACTGCTGTAGACGCTTCATTTAGAGGTACTAGTGGATCATCTATAGGAACTTCTTCATTCAGTACACCTGGATCATCTGATACTCCATCTCAAAGATCCTACAAGAGAGATGCTTCTTTCAGTCCAATTTCATTGAATGAACATAATTATTACAATACACCTAGAATTATTGCATCTGACATCAATGAAGAAAGACAGTTAGTAGGTTCTAAATCTGGTCAATTAAAGTTTACACTTTCTAGTACATCAGATAATTTAAGTCCTGTAATAGATCAAGATAGAATGAGTATTGTGACAACTGGAAACAGAGTTACTGATTTTGATGGAACTACTTTTAAAAAAGAGTTCTTCTTTAATACTCAAGGACTATCTACTGATCCAGATGAAACTATCTATGATATTGGTGCAAGTCCTAAGCAAGATTTCAATGGTGCAAACTATATCACTAAGTTGATAACAGTTGCTAATGAATGTACTTCATTAAGAATTGATTTTGCTGCATATAACTCATCAGAAACTGATCTTGATGTATATGTTAAATTACTAACAGGTGATGAATCTAATCCCAACAATCAAAGTTGGGAGGAGTTATCTGCTGTTGATTACTCTGGTAGTAAGAATGAATTTGATTTTATTGATTATACATA